ATGAGGGCAAAAAGAGAGGACATATGATTTTTAATGTACTCCCACGCACTAAACGCTAGAGCTGAAGTAACGTTAAAGGAGCACAACATGTCGACGAAGAGTGCAAAAAGCGATTTGGGGTCAGACATACCAAGGCGAAGGGCAACAAAAATCTTGCAACACAGTGAAATGCATCGCTGAATGAGTGATTGGGCAACAATTCCAAGACCCTGGAGCATTCCCTGGCAAGCAGTGATCATTTCCTGCATCCCGTCAATCTTGTGATTAACTCCAACGTCAAACAACGCTTGAGTTTTGGCAATACTAAGAGGACGAAGACGCGTGATTAGAGCACTATAATCTTTATCACGAACGTTGAGTTTAACAGTGAATGTGCCATCAGCAGTTCGAATTGTACCAGTGATAAGTCGTCCCTCCGTAGATGTAAACAGAGGGATTGTTTTAATGCCATGTTGTTTAATGACACTCAAAAACTTAGAATTCTTGGCAGCATAATTAGATTCGAGAACAAGTTGCTTGAGTATAAAACGCCTAAGGGTGTTGTTTCGCGTTTTATCTACAAGTTGATTAACTTGCATATGTTCGAATCGAGTGGCAATCTGAGCTCGAATTGGATTCAGAAAAACCAAAGGGTCAATGTCCTTCTTACTTTGTCCGTGCGCACACCAAACATGGGCGCAGAAAGACTCAAGAGTCTTAAAGCGAACATCTTGGCACACTAACTCCTTACATACATGGGGAAAGAGCCAAGTGCAACCTTGAAGATGAGCACTTGCTTCTTTCCACTGAATTTTCATCCCACATAGACACTCGACTTTCGCCAAACAGCGTGTATTAGCCAAATGTTGGATCCGTGCTTTGACAGATTTGTGAGGTTTGTCGCACAGCGTGCAGACATGTGAGGTGGTAACCATGCGATCAAGGATCGCAGAATGTAGGGGGATTTTTGACCTGGATTGAGGAGACGATATTTGACGTCCCTCAACAGTCAGGTGCTGTTTTACGGAAAAAGTAAATTGTGACATAACGG